ATGGACAGTTTGCCATCTGAAAATTTCAATAAAAAATTAGATTTGTATGATACTAAAAATCAGGACGCTATTGATATTATATCAAATTATAAAGAAATAGAACCGTATGTTTATACTATAGGCGAAAAAGGTTATACTAAATTAAACTATGCCAATGGGAATCTTATACAATCAAATGATTTAAACAAATTTTCAAATAATGATAAAGCTATATTTGAAGATTTAAACAAATAAAAAGAAATGCTTTTATAATAAATTTATTATGAAAGCATTTCTTTTTATATGTGTAGAAAAGGAATGACATAAATGACCACCTGGAAGTAAATAAATAGAATAAATCTAGATAATAATGTAGCTTAATTAATTTAGCTTTGGTTAGATGAGTTTGTGTTTTAGCTTCTAAATTATTTATATATGATCTTTATAATCTTACTAGATTTAAGAGTTTATAATTAGTGTATTTTACCATTAATCTAGAATTTGGGTTCAATAAGATTTGATATTATATACTGAAAATATGGACACAAAATATCTTAATTTATATTAACTTTATCTGAGTTAATATAAAGTTAAGCTTAGTTTTTAAAGAATTTTATTGTATAATTATAAATGATTTAAGTTTAAGAGGTGAAAATTATGGCAAAAGATAAGAAGCTTAAGACAAATGCTATGAGAATATTAGATTCTAAAAAGGTTTCATATGAAATGTTAAGTTATGAAAGTGAAGATGGAAAGATAGATGGGATTTCTGTAGCTCATAAAATTGGAGTAGATGAGAAAAATGTATTTAAAACATTAGTAGCTCAAGGAACAAGCAAAGAGCTTTATGTTTTTGTTATACCAGTAGCAGAAGAATTAGATTTAAAGAATGCTGCTAAGATAGCAGGCGAAAAGAAAGTTGAAATGATAGCAGTTAAGGATATAATGAAATATACTGGATATATTCGTGGTGGATGTTCTCCAATGTTTATTTAGACAAAAATAGATGTTACATGAAAGTAACATCTAAAGAATCAGTTTCAGGATCATATATAATTTCTTTAAATAAACTCATAGCTATTTTTCTTTTGTCATCTACACTAAGATCATCATTAAATGCAAGTATATTATTATAGACTAATGAGCTATCTTTTTTAGTATTTGAATTAAGCTCTTGTAATTCTAGTTGTAGCAAATTATCTTTTAATATAGATTTTTCTTTTACTAATTCTTCTAATTTAGATATAAAAATAAGGGAAGCTTCATTACTTAGTAGAGCTATTTTGTCAGTAAGATTATTTATAGTTTTATCAATACTTTTTATTTGTTTTTTTATAGTATCTATTTTAGAAGAATTATCTATTTTATTAGAAAAATATGAAGAATTAAATGTTTTTTTATCTTTAAGCAAATGTATAAGTTCAGATACCTTAAATTCTAATATTTCTTGTTTAACCCTTTTAGTGTTTTTACAAGTTTTCAATTTGCCACGAATAGCATCTCTACAAGAGTAGTAGCTATAAGTAGAAATATATATTTTTTCCTTACCATATTTATTATAATATTTAGTTTTAGTTGTTTTGGTTTGTCCACAAAATGTTTGACCACAATACTTACATCTAACTGTTTTAGTAAGCCAAAATTTCTCACTAAATCTATTACCTTCTCTTGATATATTTTTATCCATATCTTTATTTATAGAAATCCAAATAGAAGGCTCTATTAATCCAACTATATCACTAACAATAGCATATTTAGTTTCTTTATCTGTATATGTTAGATATGAATGTACATTATCTTCATCACCTTGAACTATATATCCTTTAGTTTTTAAGTATAAAGATACAGAGGGAGAGCTTTTAACATATATAGGTTTTCTTAATGTGGTAGCTAAAGTTCCACCAAGAAAATTATGATTATATTTTTCTTTTATATATTTAATAATATTAGAGTTTTTTTCTTTCTCATATTTCATATTAAAAACATCTAAAATCATATTTTTTTTATCCCATTCAAGGCCACCATTTAAACCATTTTTAAACCCAGTAGGAGGGGAGCCACCAGTCCATTTACCTTTTTTAGCTACAGATAATAAATTATCTTTTACTCTTTGTTGAATATTAGTTCTCTCCATTTCAGCAAAACTAGCTAATAGTGTTAACATGACTTTCCCCATTTGAGTATTAGGGTCAAAGCCTTCACTTATAGAAATAAGTTCAACATTATTCTCTTTAAATAGTTCTAATATTTTTAAGAAGTCTAGGGTATTTCTAGCAATTCTATCTACTTTGTAACAAACAACTATATCAATTTCATTTAGTTGAGCTAGTCTAAGCATCTTTTGGAATGCAGGCCTATTTGTATTTCCACCTGAAAAACCTTCATCTTCAAAAACTTTAAATTTAGCATTAGGAAATTTATTATTTATATAATCTTTACACATATTAATCTGAGTTTCTATGGATACTGATCCTTCAACTAAAACAGATTTCCTTGAATAAATAGCAACTTTTTTCATAATAGACCTCCATTAAACAGAACAAGAATTATAAATTATTTCATCTTCCATAATCATTGATTTAGATATTCTAAATTTATCTTCCTTTAGGTAGATTGATAATAACTTATATTTTATAATTTCTTCAGTAACATTAAAATGGAGAGCTAATCCACTTAAAGTACCTGATATATGTAATAAAGCTCCAATTATTTCTTCGTCAGAAATTAAATAGTTAGCAGCCCACATTCTAGCTTTTTTTTCTTGTTTGCTTCTATTAATCTTATCAGAGTAAGTTATACATTCAGAAGTTAAATTGCCTGAAGAAGTAAAGTGATGACCAAGTTCCTCAGCTAACACAGATATATATTTTCTAGTATCAGCAAGTAGTTTTTTATGTATTCCAATTATAGGATTAATTCCTGATACTTTAAAATATATACCTTCAATGTTAGATGATTTAAAATAAATTTCTTCTAATTCTATGTTTTCATCTTCAATTAAACTATAAATATCACTTAAACTTTTCATTAGTTTCACCATCCATTTTATTTATTTATAGGATTATTATAACATTTATCAAAGTATAAGTCGAACGTATGTTCTTACAATGCGAAAAAAAAACGAATATAAATTCGTTTTATAGTTTTATTTGAAAAAAATTAGTTATTAGAGTTTTAAAATAATCAAAATTAAATAAAAGAATATATGAACATATTAAAATAATTAATGTTATTATTAAATTAATCCAAAAATAAAGATAAAACTTTTTTTTAGGATTGAGAAGTTTTGAAAATTCATCAATTTCTTCTTTGGTTAAAATTTTAGAAAATGAATCTAATTTTTTATTATATATATTAAAAGTACTTTTGAACATACTCCAAGATGATAAGAAGTTCATAAAAGAAAAATAAATAATATAAATTGAATACAATATAACTGAAATACGCAATACTTCAAAATTAAACTCTTTAAAGAATAATAATAAAGAAGCTACAATTGAAGCAATTGTACTTAAATAAAAGGTATTCATTTTATTTATTAAATTATCAACTAAATTTGCTATAGATTCATTACTTTTATTTATAAAGTCAAAGACACTATATCTGTTTGCAAAATATTTGTCTGAATTTTCTATAGAAAGTATTTTTAAATTATTTTTACAGGTATCTAAAATTGATTTTGATACTTGCAAAAATAATTCAAGATTTGGTTTTGTACATTCTTCACGTAAAAATAAACTAATAATATTTCTAGTTATAAATAAATTTTGTATATTATCTTGATTATATGAAAATTTATATATATTATATATAGTTTTTATGTTATTTATATTTGCGGCAATATCTAAATTAGATTCAAGTGGAAATTCAATATTTATATTCTTTTTTCCTTTTACAGTAGCCTTTAGTATATTATTATCAAATTTGGCATTTGAAGCAATATAAGTTAAGCATAAGAAAAGCAGTATTTTATACAAGCTAATCAATAGTTTGTTTTCTTTTAATACGTTACTATCAAAGTAAAAAAGATCTGGATATATATTATTAATATCAAAATTAGTGTTGTAATTTTCATATTGCATTGAAAAATTATTTAATACGAATGATTTATCTTTAAATAAAGTTACTTCAGAATCATTATTGCTTATATAAACAAAGTTATTTTTCATATTAATATCTAAATCTAAAATAACTATATAGTTAAAAGTATTACTCTTAAATATAGATGATAGTTCAGTATAATTAGAAATAGGATTCTCTAAAATTTCAATTAAATAATCACTTGATATAAACCAATTAAAATTTATATTACTAAGATTATTACTTTTATCAATAGTAATTATGTATTTTAAATCTCTTAGTTTCATTTTTTTACATGCATTAAAGTGGTCTTTTAAAGAATTTTCAAATTCATCATAATTAGAAGAATTTATTTTATCATATATAAATTTAAACTGAGAACTAGTTTCTATTTTGCAATTATCTTTACAATAATTTTTAATTTTAAAAATAGAATCTAAAGATATCTGAGAGGAATCAGTAGTATCTATAGTAAGTGTAAGTTTTAATATTTTTATATTGTCTATTTCTATTTTAAAATTATAAAGTTTTATTAATTCATTTAATTTAACTATAGAATACATATGATCCTCCTAAATTTATTTTTGTTTAATAGTTTGAGATACAATTTCCCCTGAAATATTTATATTAGCTAATAAGTCACTATCTAAATTCATATTATATGAATCCGTATTATTTACTAAATTAAGTGGAATTATTAGTTGAATACCATTATCTAATTTAACTTTATTTACTTTAAGTGTATTTTTAACATCTTCATCAATTAAAATTTCATTATCTATTAATCCAGAAGATTCTAAATGAATTTTATAATCATCTTTTAAACTTTCCAAATCTCCTATAAAATTTCCATCTATAAAATTATCTATATTTATAGAATCAGAATTTACAATTTGTGAATAGCATGTATTTTGAAGTTCATTTAATTGTTCTACTATATTTTCATTATATGATGAATCTTCAATTTTATCCATACTATATAATTTATCTTGAAGCCAAGCAACGGTTTCCATTACAAAATCTTCAGCAGCTTTTTTATTATCATAAAAAATATTTGATTGTAGGAAATTAGATCTAAAGAATTCAGTATCCTTTGGTTCGTTTATAATTAAATCATATTCACTATCATGATCTAAAGGTTGTAATATAGCACATTTTTTAAATTTAGAATTATTTTCTGATAATGAAGTAATATGTTTAACAAGCACTTTGTCATCATTACAATTAGGAAAAAATGATTTTGAAAAGTCCAAAATAATCATAGCAACATAATTTTCTTCATCTGCATTACTATAATTGCATAAAAGAAAATAATATGGGCCTTGATTTTTAATTTTTATTATCCCATTGAGTCTTTGTGCAATTTCTTTTGAGGCTTCAATAAAATTCGTGTTATTAGAACTAAATAAATTTTCTAAGTTATTTTTAATAGTATGTTCTTTAACATCATTATATACGGCGCTTCTTCTAGAGGTTCTACCAATAGCTGACTTTATATGTCTTATTAAAAAATCCATAAAATATATATCGTCTGTAGGTAATAAGTTGTTTGAAAAAATTTCATCTTTATCTTTTGTTAAAACATGTAGAATAACTCTAGATATAGTAATTCCTTTTTTGTTAGTAATCATTTAAATCCCCCTATTTTAAACTAGACTACATTAAAATATGTTATTAGAATTTTTTAAAATAAAAATTAAAATATACTAGTTATTTCTTTAATTTATATAAATTAACATATAGTTTCGAAAATAAAAGTGCTTAAGCACTTTTATTTTTTATATTTGTGTTTTACATATTCAATAAAATCTTCTATTTCTTTTTTTGCTTCTTCCGGAAGCTCACCATCTATATCATTATCATTATGTAAAGCTAAAGTTAAACTATTATCATTAATAATATCTTCAGCTGATTCTTTAATACTTGATTTGCCTAAAAGGTAGTCTATAGAAACATTATAATAATCAGATAGTTTATTTAAAGTTTCAACATCAGGAATTCTTTTTCCTTGTTCATAGAAACCATAGGCACTTGTAGATATTTTTAAGTATTCAGCTACATCTTTTTGTAATACACCTTTTTCATTTCTTAAACTTTTTAATCTATTATTTAACATAAAAACCACCTTTCATTATCAATATAATTATACAACTTAAAGTTGTATAGTTCACCTAAAACAACAAAATGTTCAAAAAAACTTGACAAACAACTATTTGTTGTATTAATATAAAAATATAAACAACGATAAGTTGTTTGGGGGTGAACTTATGAAAAATAAAATATTATCTTTAAGACTTAAAAAAGGTCTTACTCAGAAAGAAATAGCTTGTATGCTGAGCATTACAACAAGTTATTTAGGCATGATAGAAAAGGGAGTAAGAAAACCTTCTTTAGACTTAGCTTATAAAATTTCTAAATTATTCGAAACAACAATAGAAGATATTTTTTTTGCAAACTAAAACAACAAAATGTTGTATAAGTATATTGTCTCAAGAAAGGGGAAGAAAATACATGGCAAAGCAACCAACAAAAGCAGCTAATAATGTGTATTGCATAGCAAGAAAGAAAGCTGCTGAATTTAATCCAAAGTTTACAAGTAGGGAGGGAGCGTCAGAGTTTTTAGGAATTTCAAAGGATTCATTAACTGATTATGAGTTAGACCTTTGTAAAGTAGTACCAGTAGATAAAGTTGTTATTATGGCAGAAGCATATAACGCTCCTGAACTTTTAAATCATTATTGTTGTAATGAGTGTCCTATTGGTAAGAGAATTACTCCAATAATTGAATCAGAGAATATTGATAATTTGTATAAGTTTGCAATTTCAGTAGCTAATACATTAGATGATAGTGTTAATATTCAGAAGACATTATTAAAAATAGTTGAAGATGGAGTAATTGATGTATCAGAAAGAGAAGAATTAGAAGTTATAGTAAAATTCTTTTCAAAATTAGAAAAGAGAGCAGCAGAAATGAGACTTATAGCCGAAAAATATTTAGGGGAGGATTAGGTAATATGGCAAGAAGAAAAAAAGATGATCCTAAAGATTGGGATAGAAGTTTATTTCCAAAGAAAATTATAAAAGATGGAAATGTATTTATAACAGATGGATATATAGGAACAACTAAAGTAAGAATATTAAAACAACCATCTATGGAGGCTATAGAAAAATTTAATAATTTATTAGCTAAAAAGGCTATAGAGCTTGAAAATGAAAAGGCTAAAGAAATAATACAATGTAAATAATTCGTACAAGCTATAGGAGGTAATTATGGTATTAAAAGCAATTCAAAGATTAAAAAGCAAATATTCAAGTTGTGATTTTAAAACTATTTTATGTATTGCAGAAGAGGATATTAGATTTAATAGGCTTGGTTTTGGAAGGAAAACATCACAACTTAAATTCTTAGAGATTTTAAGTGAAGCAGAAATGCTAGTAAGAAGGGTTTAAATATGGATACAGTTGAGATGAATAAAATTATTGAAAAAATAATAGAGCTATCTCTAAATGGTATGTCATATAAAGAAGCTCTAAAGAAGTGTATTGATACCGACCAAAGCAATCAATGCACTCAAAAATATTCACAAGTTAATTTTAGCATTGAAGATTAATTTAGGCAAGAAAAGAGGTGTATAAAATGAAATACACAATTCATGGATTAAGTCAGAGTAAATTAATAGAAGCAGGATTAGATAATGATGATGCTCTTATATTATCAGTAATTAAGGATATGTATTCAAGTAAAAATATGCAATTTCAAATTATTGATGGAGAACGTTTTATATGGATAGATCAAGGATATTTGTTTTCACAGATTCCAATTATAGGTTCTCAGAGAAAGTTGCAAAGAAAGCTTAAAGCATTATGTGATGAGAATTATTTGGAAAGAAGATTACTTTTTGAAAAGGATAGTGTAAAAGGAAAGTTTTCATATATAAATATAACTAAAAAATTAGATTTACTAAGTGAATACTTACCTTACGACAAAATGTCGCAAGGGTTACGACAAAGTGGCATAAGGGTTACGACAGAATGTCGCAACAAAGATTCTTCTATAAGAGATACAAATAATATTATATATAGTCGAATTATAGAATATCTCAATTCAAAGACTGGAAAATCATATAAATCTACAACTAGAAAGACACAATCTTTAATTAAAGCAAGGATAGATGAGGGGTTTAATGAGGAAGAGTTTTTTAAGGTTATAGATAGTAAAGTTTCTGAATGGAAAGGTACAGAGTATGAGAAATATTTAAGGCCTGAAACTTTATTTGGTAATAAGTTTGAAGGATATTTAAATCAAGACTTTGGATCAGGAAAAAAAGAAATAAGCAAAGGTAATCTTAATATAAAGAAAGGTAATTTTGATTATTAAAGGTGAGAGTATGGAGAGTAATTACGCTATTGATAGTGAAAAAGCTATTTTAGGAACTATTATACAAGATAATGATTTTATGATAAAAGCTATGGGGTCTTTGGAAGAGAATGATTTTTATAGCTCTAAAAATAAAATTACATATAGAGCTATGAGAGAGTTGTTTAAGGATAACATAAGTTTTGATTTAACAATAGTCGCTGAGAAGTTATCCAAAGAAATAAAGGCACAAGCTATCACCTTATCTGATTTAACTGAAATATCATATCACACATCAAGAGGTACATTTGATAGCCATTTAAACTTAGTTAAAGAAAAGAGCAAGGAAAGAAAGTTAATTGTTGCTTGTAAAAGCATAATAACTGATGGTGGAAGTATTGAATCAAAAGTGGATTTATTACAAAATACTTTGCTTGAGCTTAATTCATCAGATAGAGAAGATAAGGTTTATACAATGAGTGAGGTAATGGAGAAAACTTTAAACAAGATTGAGAAAGCTTTTAATAATAAAAGTGGACTAACTGGAATAAGTACAGGAATTCAAAAAATAGATAATGCGACAAATGGATTAGAGAAAAAAGACTTTATTGTATTTGGAGCAAGGCCTTCAATGGGTAAGACGGCTTTATCATTATCAATAATGGAAAATATAAAAGGCAAGGTTTTATATATCCAGTTAGATATGAGTACTGAAGGAATGGGACAAAGACTACTAGCTTCAAATACATGTATAGAAAATGGAAAGATTGCTAGAGGAAGATTTAATGATGCTGAGATGAATAGCTTATTAAATGTTTTTGATAGATTAAGCAGGAAGAATAACATATTTGTTTATGAACCTGCATCAATAACAGTAAATCAAATAAGATTAATAGCTAAAGAAATTCAAATAAAGCATGGGTTAGATGTAATCATAGTAGATCATATAGGCAAAATAAGACCAACAACAAAGGGAACTAAATATGAACAGTCAAGCTATATATCAAATTCATTAAAGGCTATGGCTAAAGAGTTAAATGTGGCAATGGTAGCATTATGCCAACTTTCAAGGGCATCAGAGCAAAGAGCAGACCATAGACCAATACTATCAGACTTAAGAGATACTGGAAGTATTGAAGAAGATGCTGATGTAATAGGACTTCTTTATAGAGATGGTTATTATAGAGCAAGAGAGGATAAGGAAGATATATTGGATGATGTTTTAGAAATAAACTTTGCTAAGTGTAGAAATGGTAGAACTGGAGTAGTTGAATTAAATTATAATTTACCAACTCAAAGATTATCAGAATTTTAGGAGTGATTAATATGAAACTAAGTAAAGAAGAATTTGTTGCTAGATATGTTAATGACTTAAAAAAGAAGCGTAAGTCAAAAGAACTAGAATATGATAAATACAAGTTTAATGCTATTGCCGTAGCAAGAGGAAGAAATAATAGAAAGTATTATGAATAGAGAGGATGATTTAAGTGAATAGAGTTGTTTTAGTTGGGAGATTAACTAAAGATCCTGAATTAAGATTTACTGCTAATAAAGGAACAGCAGTAACAAGGTTCACATTAGCAGTAAATAGAGATTACAAAAAAGAAGATGGAACACAAGAAGCTGATTTTATAAATTGTATAGCTTATTCTAAGAGAGCAGAAGTTATAGCTCAGTATTTAACTAAAGGTAAAAGATTTAGTGTAGCAGGAAGTATTAGAACTGGGAGTTATGATGCACAAGATGGGACAAGAAGATATACAACTTATGTAGTAGTTGATGGATTTGATTTTATTGATTCAAGTGATAGTAAAGTAAATAATGATAATTTCAATGATTATATGATACCAGTTGATGATGGGGATATTCCATTCTAGGTAAAGTGGTTAAGAGTAATCAAATATTATTACTATTGTAATGTTATTTGATTACTCAATAAATATGGATAAAAAGTATTTTGAACATATAGCAAATATTAAAGAACTAGGAAAATATCATTATAAGATTTTACTTTTACTTATGGTAAGAGATTATTCTCAAGCAGATATTAGTAAGTTGCTTGATATTAAAAAGCAAAATGTAAATAGAGTGTTTAAGGATTTAGAAAAGTTAGGATTAATAGAAATAAAAGAGAAGATTGGTTCTAATAAATATTATAAATTAGTTGATATTAAAACATTGAAAATAAATATTATTGGACAGATAAAAATGATTTAAAGTGGTTTTAGCTAACTAGGATATAAGTTATTATGAAAGGATGTGAAAATTCCTTTACAAAAGCTATATATTGTACAACCTAGTTAGTATAAATAAAAAAGTTAAAGTGAGGTATTCAAATGATAGGTAATATGATTAAGTTTAAGGATGATATAGAAGAATTATTAAAGAGTTATAAGGAAACAGTAAGAGAAATAAGAGCTTTGGAATTAGAAATTGCAACTGTAGAAAATGAGTATCAAGGATGTGGAGCATTACAATATTCAGAAAGAACTGGAACAACTTATAAAATAACATCACCAGTAGAAAATGAAGTTTTATCAAAAGAAAAGAGAATACAGTTTCTTAAATACTTAAAAAGAAATAAGGAGTTGAGGATAAAGAAAATAGAAAACCTAATATCATGTTTAGATGAAGTTGAGTATGAGATAATCACATCATATTACTTTAGGGGAATGAATATGGAGAGTATTGCTGAAAGATTAGGAATGAATCCTAAATATCTTATATGCAAAAAATCAAAAATAATTAAGAAAATAGAGTTAGATATGATGAATTTAAAAAGTCTAACTAATTTCTGACTAAACTCTAACTATTATGTGGTTGAATAGCTAACTTTATATGCGTTAATATAATAGTATCAAATGAATAACCACTTAAACTTTAGAAGAGCTAACTTTATAGTTGGCTCTTTTTACTTTACAAAAAAAGAGGTGAGATAAATGGAAAAGAGAAAGTTACCTATGTATATGTTGTGGGAAGGGAACAGACTTAAATGTGCATGTTCATTTTTCTCACCATTATGTAGTAAATATCAAAAAGGAAATTGTCAAGAAGAAGTAGTTATTTATGATCCTTGTCAAGGGATTAATGAATGTATGAAACATAGCAGCTACAAAAGAATTAAAGGATCATTAAGACAAAAATAATTAGTAATATAGATTAATAATAAATTTTAATATATCAAATGTGAGGTGGTGATATGAAAGATGTTAGAAGATACGAGAAGGGAGCAGCTTCTCCTATTCCAGAAGAAAAAATAAAAATTTTTAAAGAAAAAATTAAAGAGTATGGTGAGAATGAAGTATATAGGGAAAGAAACTATATGCTTTTTTTAATTGGATTAGGTACTGGCTTTAGACTGCAAGACTTAGTAACTCTTTTAATAGGTGATTTAAAAGATTCGATAAGGTGTGGTTACTTAGAAATACAAGAAGAAAAACAATATAATCAATGGAAAAGTAATTTAAGTCGATATCCTAATAAATCTAGACCACCAAAAAGAAGAGTAGAGCTTGGTAACTCTTTAATTAAAGCTTTAAAGAGTTATGTTAAAGACAAAAAGAGATCAGAATATGCATTTCCTTCACGAAAAGGACAACACATAACACAAGAATATTTCAGTAAAGTTCTTAGAAGTATAGGAGATGAATTGAATATTAATAATATATCAGGACATAGTTTGAGAAAAACTTATGTAACTATTATATATGAAAAAAGTGGAAATGATATTGTAAAAGCTAAAAATGCAATAGGTCATAAAAGTGTAGAAGAAACAAGAAGATATATTGGAGAAGTTGAAAGAGATGTTAAAAAGGCAACTAAGATAATTGATTCTATAATTTAGTTGAATACCTAAAAAATAAATTGGTTGTTATTCAAGGAGATTTGAAAAATATCTACTAATTATATATAACTAAAAAATGAATACATAATAATCACCTATATTAGGTATTCAGAAAAATAATTAAAATGGCTTAAAAGCATTGATAGATAACGATTAGACGGTATTTTATATATTATTAGGTATTCGTTAACTTAATACAAGATTAAAAAATAAAAATACTTTATTTTTCAAAAGTCTATTTATTTTTTTTAAAAGTGAGGTGATATAGTGGGAAGACAGAACTATGATGAGTATTTAGAAAATGCTATAGACCGCATAAAAACTTGGGTTAGAGATGGTATAACTGATAAAGAAATATCAGAAAAGCTTGGAATAAGTTATTCAACATGGAAAAATAAAAAGGCCAAAAATAAAGTTATTAAAGATGCAATAGATGAGATTAAGGATATTAGAAATCAAGAAGTAGAAGAAGCACTATTTAAAAATTGCAAAGGCTATCATTACTATGAAGAAGTACCAACTAAAGTAAAAGAAGAAGTTGAAAATGAGAAAGGTACTATTTTAACTGTAGAGAAAGTAGTTATATCTAAAGTTAAGAAGTGGAAAGCAGCAGACTTAGCAGCTCAAAAGTATTGGTTAAATAATAGGAAGAAGGCTGTATGGAAAGAAGATCCTAATAAAGTTGCTTATAACAATAAGATAATTAAGTTAAAGGAAAAAGAGATAGAGGGAAAGGAATGGTAATGTGTGGAATACATTAGATAGCTTCTATCAATCTAAAGAATGGAAGAGGTTTAGAGAAGTTATATTATCTGATAGACTTCCTATTTGCTTTCATTGTGGTGAAGCATTTAAGGAAGAGGATACTATAGTTGTACATCATAAAGAGGAACTTACACTAGGTAATGTTAATGATTATATGATATCTCTTAATCCTGATAATGTAGAGTTAGTACATGATAAATGTCATAATAAGATACATAAGAGAGCTGGATATGGTAGGTATAAGAAAACATTAGGAAGAGGAATCTATATTGTTTATGGTCCACCATTAGCAGGTAAGACTTCTTATGTATTAGAGAATAAAGATAGGCGAGATATTGTAGTTGATATGGATAGATTATATCAAGCTATTACATTGCTACCTTTGTACGATAAGCCTGAGGAGTTAAAGTATAATGTTATGTTTATAAGAGATTCTATTATTGATAATATAAAAACAAAGTATGGTAAGTTCAATAGTGCATGGATTATTGGAGGTTATGCAGATAAGTATAAGAGAGAGCTATTACAAAGAGAGCTGGGTGCTGAACTAATCTTATTGAAGCCAGATAAGGAAGAACTTTATCGAAGACTAGAAGAAATAACAGATGAAAGAAAAAATAAAAAAGATTTTTGGAAAAGTTTAATTGATAATTGGTTTGAAGAATATTTTGAATAGCCCCCCTTGTTTGTAAAAAAAAATTGCTGGCTAACAGTGGATTGCCCAACAGTAGATGCATACACACCAAAGTTTTGACTTTTTTTCAAAAATAATTTGAAAGGAGGAGAAAATTTGAGAAAAGAAGATGTAAGATTAGAAAAAATTAAAAAAGAAGAGGAAAGATTACTAGCTCTTTTTGATGGGATTAGTGAAAAACAGTTAGATTTATCGAGAGGTGCAATATTAGAAGCTGCAAGAATGAAAGTTGAGCTAGATGAATTACAAGAGATTATTAGTTCATCAGAGGGACTTATTAAGATAAATCCTAAGAATTTCTCTCAACAGAAGGAATTACCAGTAAGTAAATTGATAGTAAAAGTTAGAGCTAACTATTTAAATTATATTGCCAAGCTATCTAACATATTAGGTAAAGATAATGATGATGACGATGGGGATGAATTAAATTCTTATGAATAGAAGTAATATATTAGAGTATTATAATAAAATTCAGCAAGGCGAAATAATTGTTGGTAGAGAGTTAATGCTACAATTAAAAACACTAAAAAAAGAGATAGCAGATCCTATTTATCAGAAGGTTAATAAAATAAAAATTGAGTTTGAGGACTCAGAAAAAAGAATAAATTTCATCCAAAATGAATGTAAGCATTTTGAAGCTCCGCACGCTGGAAAGCCTTTTATATTAGAAATTTGGCAAAAAGCATTTGTAGAAGCTATATTTGCAATAAAAATTTGGGATGATGAACTTGGAAAGTACGTTAGAAAATATCAAGACGTACTTTTTTTAGTTGGAAGAAAAAATGGTAAAACACCTTTTATATCTGCAATTTGTCTTTCAGAGTGGTTTTGTGGAGAAATGGGTAAGAAAATACTATGTGCATCTAATGACTATGAACAGGCTGATTTGATGTTCCAAGCAATTAACTCAATGAGAGAAGAAAGTAAAACTTTAGAGAAGGTTACAAGAAAAAATATTAAGGGGATTTTCTTTGGCAATCCAAAACAGAAAAAGAAAAAAGGAAAGTTTAGCTATCAAAATAAAGGTAACATAAGAAAATTATCTGCTAAAAGTGGAGCTAAAGAAGGAAGAAATATAGGGGTAGGAGCTGTAGACGAAGTTTTTGAAATGAAAGATGATACTACAGTAATGCCTATTAGGCAGGCTTTATCCACACAAGACGAGCCTCTATATTTTGAACTAACAACTGAAGGTTTTACACAAGGTGGTTATTTAGACGATAGGCTTATAGATGCTAGGAAAGTTTTGAATGGAGAACTAGAAAGGCCTAGATGGCTAATTTGGTTATGCACCCAAGACTCAGAACAAGAAGTTTGGCAAGATGAAAGTTCATGGATAAAAAGTAATCCAGGGCTTGGGAAAATTAAAAAGTGGTCATTTTTAAGAAATATGGTAGAAGAAGCTAAAACTAGCAATAGTAAAAGAGCTTTTGTATTGGCCAAAGATTTTAATATAAAACAAAATGGTGCATGTGCATGGCTACAGGCTAAAGATATAGAGAATGATTTAACTTTTGAAATAGAAGAGTTAGAGGGATGTATAGCTTTAGGAGCTACAGATTTAAGTGAAACTACAGACTTAACTAATGCTAGAGTTATGGTGTTAAAGAATACAGATAAACCAGGTATACATATGAAATATATGTATACTATGTATTTTATTCCAGAAAGCAAGTTAGGTCAGGTAAGTAGAGAAGATAGAGAGAAATATAAAAAATGGGCAAAAGATGGATGGTTAACTATCTGTGCAGGTAATGAGGTTGATTATTCCGATGTAGTTGCTTGGTATGTGTCTTTATATAGAAAATATAATATAAGGGTTTTTAAAGCTGGATATGATAGGTGGAATGCTAAATCTTTTGTATCTGAAATGGAGGACTATGGTTTTGATTTAGAGAAAATACCACAAGATGTAAATAACCTTAGTAATCCAATGAAAAAACTTGAAGCAGATTTAAAAGAGAATTTAGTTAACTATAATCAAAATCCAATAGATAAGTGGTGCTTAGAAAATGTAAGTATTAAGATTGATGAACTAGGCAGAATAATGCCAGTTAAAGTACAAGATATTAAATTAAGACATATAGATGGAGCTGTAACAATGATTATATGCTATGCTGTCTTAGATAGATTTAAAAGAGATTATTTATATTGTGTAAAATAATTTATTAATTGTGAAAGGAGGTGAGAGGTTGGGGTTATTCGATTATTTTAAGAAAAGAATAAAGAATTATAACATGACAAAAATGCTAAATGGTGATAGGGCTGTATTTACTCAGTTTGGGAATGATGTATATGCATCTGATGTTGTTTTAAATTGTGTTAGATGTATAGCTACAGAAATAAGTAAATTGCAACCTAAGCATATAAGAACAGATAGTAATAGTGGAATACAAAAGGAAGTTAATAGTGATCTTAATAGACTTCTTAAATTTGGACCAAATCCATTAATGACTACAAGTGATTTTTTAGAAAAAATAGTTTGGCTTAGAGAGAAAACAAAAAACTGTTTTATTTATCCTTCATATGTATATGTTAAAGATAAAAGTACTGGAAAAACTTCTAAAAAATTTACTGGTTTATGGCCATTAAATCCAGTTCAAGTTGATATTTTACAAGATGAATTAAATACACTTTTCTTAAAATTTTATTGGGAAGATGGTACTAATAGTACACTTCCATATAATGAAGTAATTCACTGGAGAAAAGATTTTAATGCACATAACTTTATGGGTGGTCCTGAAGATGGGGTAAGTCATGATGAAACTTTATTAAAAACTTTAAAAATAAATGAAACCTTATTACAAGGGATTGATAAAAGTATAAAGGCAAGTTTCAGTATAAGAGGAATTATAAAAATTAATTCTATGATGAATGATGAAAAACAAGAAGAGGAAAGAACAGCTTTCGAGAAAAAATTAAATAATTCTAAAAGTGGAATATTGCCAATAGATATGAAAAGCGAATATATTCCATTGGACTTTAATCCAGTTACAGTTGATAAAGAAATATTAGAGTTTATACAATATAAGATTTTAAATCATTATGGAGTATCACTTCCAATATTAAGAGGAGATTTTACTGAAGAAGAGTTCCAGGCTTTTTATGAAAAAACTTTAGAACCTATGGTAATATCTCTTGGAAGATCATTTAGTAAAGTTTTATTTTCAGAAGGAGAATTAAATTTTGGAAATGAAATAGTTTTTTATGATTATGGACTTAATTTTACTAATACGGCAAATAAAATAAAGGCTGTAGATATACTAAGTAGAGTTGGTGTGCTAACAGGAAATCAAATTGCTAGTATGTTTGGATTCCCACCATATGAAGGGGGAGAAGTTAGGATAATGAGTCTTAATTATATAAATAAAGATATTGCTGATTCATATCAAATGTCAAAATTTAAAAAGAAAGTAGGTGAGAGTAATGGAAAAAATAAAAAATGAGCTTTCGGTAATGAGAAGTTTTAAAATGAATGATATGATTACAAGAGCTTTAGAAGATGAAAATAAAAACAGTATAGAAGGCCATGCTGCTGTATTTAATCAAACTACCGATATAGGTGGTTTTTTTTATGAAGTAATTGAAAGAGGAGCTTTTGATGGCTGTGATTTTTCAGACGTGGCTTTATTTGTAAATCATGGTCAAGACGAAATTCCACTTGCAAGAAGTAGAAATAATGATATTAATTCAACAATGCAAATATCTATTGATGATATTGGATTGTTTATGAGAGCTAAATTAGATGTAAGAGGAAATCAAAATGCAGCTGCTTTATATTCAGCTATTGAAAGAAAAGACATTGATGGCATGAGCTTTGCTTTCAGAATTAAAGAGCAAATTTGGGAGAACTTAGATTCTTCTATGCCAACAAGAAGAATTACTAAGATAGCAAAGGTTTATGAGGTAAGTGCTGTAAACAATCCAGCTTATGAAGCTACTGAAATTTATGCAAGAGATAAAAATGCATTGGAAGAAGCTAAAATATCTTTAGATAATGCTAGATCAACTAGTAAAAATACTGACTTAGAATTAGAAAGAGAAAAATTAAAATTGAAATTAGAATTAATGGAGGAATAAAATTTATGTTAAAAGCTCAATTACAAAAAATGATAGATAAAAAAATTAATCAAAGAAAGGCTTTAAAGGATAAAGCTGATAAGGCTACAACTGTTGAAGAATTAAGAAATATTCAATCAGAAGCGGATGCTCTTGGTTCTGAAATAGATGAGTTAAGAAGTATATTAAATTCAAAAGAAGACGATATAGATGGTGCTGGAGATGATGACGAAGATATTAATAAGAGATCAAAGAATTTAGGTGGTGGATTTAATCCATTAAGTACCTATGGAATGAGAGATAAAAATAACAATTTAGGAAATGACTTAGAATATAGAACTGCGTTTATGAAATGTGTTTTAGGAGGTACACCAATTCCAGATGATGTTGTTCCAGCAGAAGAAAGAGCAGCAGCTACAACTGTAACAAGTGATATAGGAGTTCTTATTCCTAAAACTGTTATGAATAAAATTATAGAAAAATTAAAATTCTATGGAAATATATTTACAAGGGTTACTATAACAAATATAAAAGGTGGAGTATCAATTCCTAAGGCTAGTGCTAAACCAGTAGCAACTTGGGTTAGTGAGGGGAAAGTTGCAGATAAGCAAAAGAAAGAGGTTAAAGGTAGCGTTGTATTTGCATATCATAAATTACAATGTAGAGTAGCAGTATCATTAGAAGCGGATACTACTTCATTAGCTATATTTGAATCAACAGTAATAGATAATGTATCTGAAGCTATGATTATAGCTATTGAAGAAGCTATAATAAAAGGATCAGGAACAGGACAACCACTAGGAATAATTAATGATACTTCTATTGAAGAAAGTCAAAAAATAGCTGTTGCCGAAAAAGATTTAGGAAGCTGGAAATCTTGGAGTAAAATATTAGCTAAAGTCCCACTATCTAAAAGAAATGGTGCTGTAATAATTTTAAATAGTGAAACTTATGAAGGCGATATCTGTGGTATGGTAGATGCAAATGGACAACCAGTTGCAAGAACAACTTATGGAATTGATGGAACTGAAACATATAGATTTAAAGGAAAAGAAGTTATTCAAGTTGAGGATCATTTACCATCATTTGATGCAGCTGAAAATGATGCTGTATTTGGAATAATAGTAAACTTAAAAGATTATATGTTTAATTCTAATTTACAAACAGCAATAAAAAGATATTTTGATGAAGATACAGATGAATGGATTACAAAAGCTACAGCTTTAGGTGATGGAAAATTATCAGATTCACAAGGTGTAATTTTATTAAAAAAAAGCAATAGCTGAAAGGAGTAATGAAGTAGAAGAGAGAATATAAATTCTCTCTTTTTAATTATTATGAATGATGAAGAATTATTAAAAGAAGTTAGAGAATATTTAAGAGCAAATGAAGAGGATAATAAGGAAATTCAATCTTTAATAAATGCAGCTAAAGCGATACTAACTAAATCAGGAGCAAAAGAGGATATTGAAAACCCTCAATATGTATTATGTATAAAGTTAATAACATCTCAATTTTATGAAAAGAGAATGCCTGCATCATCTAATGTAAATAAAAGTTTTGTATTATCATTAAATTCATTGATTACACAACTTTCAAGATAAGGGGTTGATATTTTGAGAATAATTGATCCTGGAGAGTTTAGAAATATTATAGAAATCCAAAGAGAGGTTTCAGGTAAAGATGAAGATAATAGACCTACTTTAGAATGGAAACCTGTTTTAGAAAAAGTAAGAGCCAAAGTATTAAATGTAAGAGGTGAGGAGTTCTTTGAAGCAAATGGAAAAGGCTTTAAAGTAGCTAAAACTTTTTATATAAGGGCTTTGAAAAGTATAGAAATAACTGAAAATGATAGAATTGTTTTTAATAAAATTCCTTACAATATTATTTATGTTAATGATATTGAAGAGAGAGGAGTCTACTTAGAAATTAAAACTGAGTATATAAAATAATGGGGATTAAGATTGATGGCATTGATAAATTATTAAATAAATTAAATAAGTTATCTCATATAGAAACAGAAAAAGCAATTAATGAAGTAGCTGAAGAACTCGAAAAGAAAATATCGAGTAAAGCAAAAACTTTTTCAGACACAAGTTATATGTATGTTGGAAAAGGAGAAACTAGGAAATATGGGTTAAGTTGTTATGTTGATGTAGGATTCAGTAAAGATAATGCTCCATTTGATTTATGGAAATCTCTTTGGTTTCATAATTGGGGTTACTTTGATAAAGGTTTGAATTTTAGAGGGAAAATATATATAAATATACATCAATTTTGGTTTAATGAAGCTGTTAAAGATTCTAAGAGTGATATACAAAAGAGGCTTAAACAAAAATTAAAAGTTGAAATAGGTGAAGCTTTAAGGTGATTTTATGAATGAAAAAATAAAAAATGTTTTAGATAGTATAAAGTTTAAAAATTCCTATTTGGAAAGAGATTCAGAGGATGAAGAATGTGTTGTATATAATTATTTCTCTAATGGTATTGTCTTTGCAGATAATAAAGAAAGAATAAGAGAATATACAATACTATTAAATGTTTATTCTAATAAAAGAATAGATTTTAGAAATGAAACTGTAAGAAAAGCTATGCTAGAAGCAGGATTTAAAGGGGGACAAGTTCAAGTCCCTTTCAAACTGCAAAATGGATTTTACAATACAGCCATAAAATTCAAAGGATTCGTATAAATAGAAAGGAAAGTGATAAATAATGAATGAAAGAGTAAAAGAAGGATGTAAAAAGTGTATGTTTGCTCCAATGAATGAAGGAGGAACAGATTTTGAAACTCCTGAAAAATTAGAGGGATTAGTTGAGTTACAATATCAATACACTTATGCTGAAGGAAAAGCTGATGCTGATAATGAAACAAAGATATATAAAAAGAAGCCAACAGGAGCAGATTTTACTTTAACTTTCTTAAATGTTCCAACAAAAACTGTAGCAAAAATATTAGGTAAAAAATATTCTAAGGGAGGGATGGAAACAGGAACTGGTGATAATCCAATACCAGTTGCTCTATTATTCCAAGAAACTTATAGTGACAATAGTTATGTTAATAATGTTTTTTATAATGTAAAACTTTCTAGGGATGAGAATTCAGCTAAATCTAGTTCTTCAGATAATATAGATTTTACTAATATAACATTAACAGGAAAGGCACTTCCATTTACTAATGAACATGTTGAAGGAGCTATTGATTTTAGAATTGATTCAGCTGAAAGTGATGTAGATCAAAATAAATTACAAAAATTCTTTGAAAAGGTTAGATATCTTAGCGAAGAAGTATCATAGTGAAGAGCATCTTATTTAGATGCTCTTTTGTTTTTAAGAAAGGAGCTTATATGAGTTTATTAAAGAAAAAATTAGATTTAATTATAGATGGTGAAGAATATGTACTTATGTTTGATATGAAAAGCATAGCTGTTTATCAAGAGATAACTCAAGTAAGTTTTTCGGAGGGTTTTTTTAAGCTTCAACTTTTAGATGATGAAGCAGCAATAAATTTTATTGCATCAACTTTAAGGAAAAGTGAAAATCCTAATGAACCATTAGGTAAAGAGTTCATTGAGGAAGGAAATTTATTATTTGCATTAACTGTTTTAAGAAACTCAGTTATAGAATATGTAAATATGTCTTTACCAGAAGTTAAACCAGGAAAAAAGTAAATGGTAGCAATAATACTAGAGAAAATATGGATCTTGATTGGTTGTATTATTGTTACACAACTATATTAGGAAAAAGAGAAGAGGAGTTTTGGGAAGCAACTCCAGCAAAAGTATTTAAGCAAATAGAAGTTCATAGTGACTTTATTAACAGGAATAAAAGAAATAATAACATCAACAACTCCCATGAAATAAAAGATGAACCAGTGGTATTAAAAGTTTTAGACTAAAGGAGGTGGGAGATTGGCAGATGAAGAATTATTGGTTACCCTTGGTGTACAAGATAAGGGAGCCAGTAAACAAATACAAGCATTAAATAAAGAGTTAAGGTTCCTGGATAAAGAATACAAAACGACAGCTAAGGGAAGTAAAGACTTTGAAAAAAGCCAGGAAGGATTAAAGTCTAAATTAAGTAACTTAGAAAAGAAATATGATATACAAAAAGCAAAGCTTGAAGCATACAATAAAAAATTAAATGAATCTAAAGAAAATATAAATAAGAAAAAATTAGAGTTAGAAAAATTAAAAAATACTGAAGGCGATAATACAAAAGCTATAGAAAAGGCAGAGAAGCAACTACAAACTTATAAAAATCAAATGAATAGTGCTACTAAAGAAATTTCTTTAACTGAAATTGAAATGAAAAATTTAGAAAAGGAGATTTCTAATACTGGCCAAGCTTTAAATAATATCCCTTTAGAAGAATATAAAAAAAAGATAAAAGAATTAGATGAACATCATGCTAAAGTTAGTGAAAGATTTAGAACTATTGGAGATAATGCACATAAATTAGGTGATGGTTTATTGAAGCTTTCAGCTCCAGTTTTAGCTATTGGGACAGCAAGTGCAAAAATGGCTAGTGATTTTCAAACAGCATTTGCCAAGGTAACAACAATAGCTGATGAAAATGAAGTTAGCTATGATAAAATGAAAAAATCAATTATTGATTTATCTAATCAAACTGGTATATCTGCTTCTGAAATATCTAATAATGTTTATGATGCAATTTCAGCTGGACAAAAAACAGGTGATGCTGTTAACTTTGTTACAAATTCAACTAAATTAGCGAAAGCAGGATTTGCACAAGCTGGAGATAGTTTGAATTTATTAACTACAATACTTAACTCTTATGGAATGGAAGCAAGTAAAGTAACTGATGTTAGTGATAAATTAATTACTACTCAGAATATAGGTAAAACAACCGTTGCTGAATTGGCTCAAAGTATGGGTAAAGTAATACCTACTGCCAAGGCGTTTGGAGTTAATTTAGATAATGTCACTACAGCATATGCAGAATTAACAGCCAAAGGTATCGCAACAAGTGAAGCAGGTACTTATGTAAGTTCTATGTTTAATGAGCTTGGAAAACAAGGTACAAATGCAAGTAAGGCACTTAAAGATGTTAGTGGAAAGACATTCCAAGAATTGATTGGAAGTGGAAAATCATTGGGTGATATACTTGCAATAATGGATGAAGGAGCTAAGAAAAATAAAAAATCTCTAGCTGATATGTTTGGAAGTGCTGAGGCTGGTAAAGCAGCTATGATTATAGCTACTAATTCAGGAAAAGATTTCAACAATATGCTTTCACAAATGAAAGATAGTGCTGGGGCAACTCAAAAAGCATTTGATAAAATGAATGCAACACCAGCTGAAAGAATGGCCATAAGTGTAAATAAAATTAAAAATGAAATGATACGATTTGGAGAAAATATTTTACCTATGATGGACCAAGTATCAAATGTAATAAGTAAAACAGCTGATTGGTTCGGTAAAATGAGTGAAGAAGAACAAAAGACAATCATAAATACTACTTTACTAACAACAGCACTTGGTGGAACATTAAAAGGATTTGGTAGTGCAGCAAGAGGAGCAGGAAGCCTAGTAGATATATATAGAAAGTTATCTAAGAAAGCAGCTGAAAACTCTAAACAGATGAAGCTATTAAGCAGTTCAGCTGATTTAACTACAAAGGGAGTAGGAAATTTAACTGGTGGGTTTAAATTGCTTAATCCCGCAACTATAGCAGTAACAGCTTCAATAGCAGCATTAGCAGCAGGAGTAGAAATTTATAGAACTCATAGTGAATTAATGAATAAGAATATTTTATATACTACAGATCAAATGAGTTGGTTAGAAAAAGCAGTTGCTAAATTTACTGGTGTTAATGCAAAATCTAAGGAAGAGTTAATTCAAATGGGATTAGTTTATAAAGATTTTTCGCAAAATATAAGTAAAGAGTTCCAGGAGAAAGTAATTGAAAGTACAGCAAAGGTAAATGACTTTAATATGAAATTAGCTGAAATTAATGTTGATGGAGTTATAACAAAAGAAGAATCTGAAGCTTTAGAAGGTAGAGTTACAGAAATGGCTGATAGTGCTATAAATGCAATAAAAGCTAAACAAGAAGAATCAAATAAAGCTATGAAGGAATTCTTTTTAAGAGATGATGTATTAAGTGAAAATGAAAAGGTTGTTTTAGAATCGCTTGAAAGGATATCAAAAACAAATATTGATGAAGTTACAAAACTAAAAAATGAAATATTTGAAATAGAACAAAAAGCTTTGGAAGATAAGAGAGGTTTAAGTGAGGAAGAAGTTAATCTTATAAAAGAAAAAAGAGATAGAATAGCTCAAATTGAATTACAATCTATAGGAAAAACACAAGAAGAAATATTATATGCTCAAAATGAATTTCAAAATAGATTAAGAAGTATAAGTCTTGAAGATGCATCTAAACTTGTAGAAGAAAAAGCTAAAATAAGAGATGATGAATATGTAAAAATAAAAAGCTCTTATGACACTAAAATAGCAATGTTACAAGAAAATTTAAGTCAAGCTAATGACATAGAAAGAACAGCAATTCAGGAGCAAATAGATTCATTAACGGCTGAAAGAGATCAAAAACTTAAAATTAATGATGATTTATATGAAGGTTACCTAAAAACTTTAGGTGAGAAAAATCCTGAAATTTTAGCTCAAATAAATAAGTTTAATGGAGAAATACTTAGTGGAGAAGATCAAAAATCACAAGAAATGCTTAGCAAGTTAACAGCTCAATACGAAGGATTAAAGAATATAACCGAATCAGGTAATTATATTATGGTAAATAGTACAACTGGAGCATGGGAAGCAGTTTCGGTTACAGTAGACCAGAAAACAGGAGAAATAACAGGGGTTTATGATTCATTTCATAATAATGTCGGTGGATATACCGCTGCTATTTCAAATGAAGTTAAAGAAATGGCTAAACAACATAAAGTATCAGCTGTTGATGTTAATAGAGCTCTAAATGATATGAGTGGAACTACAATAAATGCATCAGGACAGATTGTAGATGCTAATGGTAATATTATAGCTTCTTTACAGGATGTAAAGACTAATGCAGATGGAACTAGAGAGGGTGTACTAAATTTAAATGGAACACCTATTAATGTTAAAGCAAATACTTCAGGAGCTATAAGTAATTTAAATGAAGTACAAAATAAGGTTGATAATTTAAATGGAAAAAGTTTCACTGTAACAGGATGGATTCAAACTAAAATAGAGCAAGTTGGTAAATGGTTAGGATTTGCTAAAGGTACTAATAACGCACCATCAGGAACACACTTAGTAGGTGAAGAGGGATTCGAGATAGCTACTAAAGGAAATAAAATGACTTTAGTTGGTTTAAGTGGTCCTGAGTTTAGGAGATTTAGTGGTGGAGAAAAAATTATTCCACACAGTAAGTCGGTTAACATATTGAGAGATGTAATATCTAGTGGTAGTTATTTTTCACGAAATAGCCTTGAAAGTCAGAACTTAATAAATAATATAAATAATAATTATATTCAAAATTCTAATATAAATAATAAATTTAATGCTGAATCTAAATTAGAAGAATTAACTGATAAATTAGTTTCGGGTATGATATTAGCTTTTGAAAAATTAACGTTAGAGAATAATGTTAAAGTAGGCAATAGAGAACTTGTAGATGTAGTTTCAAATCAATTAGCTGTAAGGTGTAGAAGGAGGTAAAATATGTTCGCTAATGGAATAGATATAAAAAAGTTTAATGCTACTGTTAGTAAAAAGTTAATACAACCTTCTAAAAAAGATAAAGATGAAATCTCAAAAAGTATTACTATAAAAATTTTATTTGAAGGTAAAACAAGAGATGAAACTTATGAAAATATATCAAAATTCAATGAATTAGTATTGGATGAAGCAACAATAAAATTTAAAAATTTAAGTAATTATTTTAAGGGAAAGGTTAGGGATTCTTCTATAGAAGATACTGAGTTAGATGAATGGTTATATTTAAATATTGAATTTGAATGTAAGGCTTTTGGAAGTGAAATAATTGAAAGTTTAAATAGAATAACTACTAAAACAATAAATGTATTAGGAACCTATAAGACTAAGGCTATCGTTGAAATCACTCCAAGTATAGATTTAGTAGATTTAAAATTAGATGGTTTGGCCAATGATCCTATAATAATTAGAAATTTACATGCAAATAAAAAAATAATAATAAATGCTAGAGAGGGAACTGTCCTAGAAGAAGGTGTTAATAAGTTTAAAGATACCGACCTTTGGGAGTTTCCTTTTTTAGTACCAGGAACTAATACAATTATTCTAAGTAAGAATAGTTGTAATGTGGCCATAAAATATGAGCCAAGATATTTATAAAATAAAAAAGAAAGAAGGAATATAAAATGGCAGAAGTAAAAGTAACAAGTATAATTTCAGAAACAACAAATCTAACTGGAACAATAGAGATAGAGAAAGAGGGAATGAAGCAGCAAGTTATGACTATAAGTTGTAGTTTATCAGAAAATGCAGTTGCAAACATACAAACATATGTAATTAACCAACAATTATTTTTAGAAAATAGTCAGGCTATTGTTGCAGAAGTAACTAAGTTTAGAAATAAAGCTACCGAGGTGGCAAAACCATTAAATTGTTTTGTATTTTAATTAAATAAAAATTTTTGTTCTAAAGTTAATTTTTAAAATAATACTTTTATTATTTAATCTTAATGGAGATGTAAAAATGGAAAAAGAATTTTGTGTAAAGCCAGTATTGGTTAAGTATATGTGTGATTTTTGTAATGAAGGAGAAATGATACCTAATAGTAAAAATTATTGGTCATTAGATCCACCGAAATTTGAACACAAGTGCAATAAATGTGGAAAGAAAATTATCTTGGATGAAAAATATCCAATTATGAGGTATATAATTGGATAACTAATGATAAATTGACAAAATTTTTAATGAGATTTAAAATGTAAAGTACTAAATTTTATATTTTAAGGGGTGAATAATTTGAAATGGCTAATAGAAAATAAAGAGTGGCTTTTTAGTGGGATAGGAGTAACTATTTTAGTAGCTATTTTAGGCTTGTTTATTAGAAAAAAAGGAGAAGATAAAAATACTCAAATTATTAAATCAGGTGATAATTCAACCAATATCCAAGGAGGAGAAAAAGTAAATATAAATATCGGAGGAAAAGATAATGCTTAATGGGCAAAAGATAGATAGTGGTGATAATTCAACCAATATTCAAGGCAAGGAAGTTACTATTATAAATAATCCTGGATTATCATATTCCGATGTTAAGGATATTGCTATGAGCGTATTTAAGAGTAATTTTTATGATTTAGGAGAAAAGGTAGAAAAAATAGTACAAGAGCGTGCTGAAAAAATATTAGATGATTATTTAGAAAGTTTAAATTCAAAGAATCCTGAATATATAAAAAATACAGAGGATCCCGATATTAGATATGTCATATATGAAGCACAAAAGAATTATGCTAGACGTGGTGAACAAATTTCAAAAAAATTGTTAGTTGAGACTTTAGTAAATAGAACTGTAATTAAAGGTAATTCCATTCAAGAATTAGTTTTAAATGAAGCATTGGAGACTATACCTAAAATTACTGAGAAGCATATAACTATATTGACATTAATATTTTTAAGTAGATATTTAAATTATGCTATTGATTATCCAACATATAAATTTAGTTATATAAACTCAATTATACGAGATGGGCTTATAATTGATAATAATAGTTATAGTTTATTTCAGCACTTAGAATATGTATCCTGTCTTAATTTAAGTATAGGAAGTGTTAACTATACTTACTTAATTCAAAATAAGTTTCCTCAAATAAAAAATGAGGAGAAAAGCAAGAGTATTATTAGTGATGATAAAGAACTAAGTATTATGTTAGATATGTGGGATAATTCGCAATTATGTAATTCAAGTCTTACAAGTGTAGGAATTGCCATAGCAGTAGCAAATATAAAAGCTAAAACAGGACTAGATTGTGATTTAGGAATTTGGATAAGAGAATAGTTATTTAGAGCTTAGGAAACTAGGCTCTTTTTTTATAAAAATTTTTAAGAAAGAAGGTTTAAATTATGGCTAATATTAAAGATTTAAATTTGAATTGTCCTAATTTAAAAATAGATAAAAAGACAAATAATATTAAAGTGAAAAAAGCTAAAACTAGCCCTTTAAAATAATATTTTATGTTAGTATACTCCTTAGAGGAGATGATAAAATATGAAAATCAAAGGATTAAAAGCAAATCTAATACCAGTTATTCCTGAAAGATTGGAAAATAAATTAGAGTTTAGAATTACTACTGAATTAACTGAAGAAGATATACTATTATATTCTACTGTTTTGATTTATTTTGATAAGCAATTAAAGAAAGATAAAGTAAATTTAGATTCTATTCCTAAGACATTTGCTATATTTACTGATGATGGTGATATAGAAATTTCGTTAAGTGATACTGTACTTGGTATTAATTCTAATATAATAATATATGCTATAAAGCGTTTTGAAAAATTCAATCTTCCAGAGGTTTTGAAGGTTAGTGTATTTTTAGAAGAATTATGTCATTGGGCTTGGAATATAGAGGATGAAGTAGAAGTTAAATTTAAAATTTTTGAAATATTAAAAGAGATTTATACAGGATTAAAAATTCAACAAGTTTATCCAGGATTAAATAATTAAGAGCTTACATTTTGTAGGCTCTTTTTTATATAAAATTTAAGAAAGAAGGTTTAAATTATGGCAAATAAAAATAATAGAAAATTTCAAAAAAATAAAGGAAATAAGGAAACTATAGTTGATGTTGACTACAAAGATGTTAACAAAAAAGAAGAGGTTAAGCCAACTTTTACAGAGGGGAATTACGTAGTTACGGTAGTTTCTAAGGGCGAAATACTTAAAAAACTTGCAGTAGCAGGAGCAGAAATTTATGTAACTAAATTGGCAGATGGAGGCCTAACTGTAGACCTTAAATAGGAGGAAAGTTAGACTATGATAGAATTACGTGATAAAGATAAAAATAGAGTAGCTGGATTAGTTGATTATGAAAATTTATGTATAGAGAGTGTTTTAGATAGTGGAGATAAGACACTCTCTTTTTATTATCCTAAAAAGGGTAAATATTATGATGAAATAGTAGAAGAATCATATATTAGAACTAAAAAAGATGAGTTTGTAGTTAAAGCTAGAGAACTTGATGAGGATTATACTAAATTTGAATGTTCGCTTAACTTAGAAGAACTTGAAGGCAACATATTTGATAGGTTTGAAAGTGTAGAGCAAACAATAACTTCAGCTTTAAATTTAGCTATAGTAGGAACTGGTTGGACAGTAAAGGATAATACACTGAAGAAAAGGAGAACAGTTAGGTGTACTAATAAGAGCTCTTTGGAAATAGTAAGAGAAATTAAAAAGGTTTATAGAGTAGATATAGTTTTTAATACTTTAGGAAAGCAGATAGAAATTTATGAGCATTTAGGAGAAGACAAAGGGACTTATTTTATAGATTCGCTTAATCTTATAGCTCTACAAGTTCAATCAGATTCTCGCCAATATGCAACAAGAATAATAGCTGAAGGAAAAGACGGTTTAAGCTTTTCAGATATTAATAATGGGAAAAACTATGTAGAAAATTATCAATATTCTAACAAGGTTAAAACTATTTATTGGAAGGATGAAAGGTATAGTGTAAAGGAAAATCTTTTAGAGGATGCCAGGGCTAAGTTAGAAGAACTTTCAAAGCCCTTTCGCTCTTATAGTGCTAGCATATTAAATCTAGCTGAATTGAATCCTAGATATAGCTCTATCTTAGATTTTAAATTAGGAGATGCAATTAATCTTATTTCCAAGAAAAATAAAATTAAAGATAAGCAACGAATAGTTAAAACTATAGAGTGGCCACAAGATCATACTAAGGATAGTGTTGAATTAGCTAATGCAACTCTAAAGTTCGAGGACATTCAACAAGAGAATCAGGAAACTACATCAACAGTAAATAATATTACTGTTGACGACGGAACTATTGATGGAAGTACTATAGATGGAATTAAAGTTAAGCAAATAGAGGACTTTAAAGCTAACGTAGTTGAAGTTGTAAATCTTAAAGCTATTAATGCTAGTATAGATAATCTACACGCTAATAAGGCAGACATACAAGATTTACACGCCGTTACTGCTAAGATAGGTACATTAGAAGCTAATAAGGCTAATATTACACAGTTAAATGCTACAAATGCAGAAATAAGTAAACTTAATGCTATAAAAGCTAATATAACAGATTTAAATGCAGCTAACGGAAAAATATCTATATTAGAATCTAAAACAGCTAGTATAGATAATTTACTCGCTGGTAACTTAACGGCAAATAATTTTAAAGCTAATTCCATAGTAGCTGGTAGTGGAATAATTGCAGATGGTGCTATTGGTTCAGCTCAAATAAGTTCATTATCTGTAAATAAATTAGAGGCTGGTGATATAACAACTAGCAAACATAGAATTGTTAGTGCAGATGGAACTATAGAAATTGTGGGTAATCAAATTCTTATAAATAGAAATAATGTCAATAGAGTTGTTTTGGGAGAATACAGAAAAAAAGACGGTACTACAGAGTATGGATTATTAGTTAGAGCTAAAGATGGCCAAACTGTAATGCTAGATGGTAATGGTGTGCATAACGCTGGTATTACAGATGGAGCTATAGACAATAACAAAGTAGCAGATAACGCCAATATAAGTGGTAATAAGCTAGATATAAATAGTGTTATTAGAGAAGTTAATACCCACGGAACAGAAACTATTGCAGGTACTAGAATACAAGTTGGAGATAGAACTTTAGATATAGAGCTATCTACACAAAAGAATACTATTACAGAACATAGTAAAGAATTATCTAGTCAGAAAGCTACTATACAGGCTTTAGATAATGCTATTAAGTTAAAAGTAGATTCTCAAACTTTTACTCAGAGTACAACTACTATAAATAATAATATTAATAGAGCTAAGGAAGAGGCTATAAACTCAGCTAATAATGCTATTAATAACCTTCAAATAAGTTTTAGAAATTTAGCTATAAATTCTAACTTTGATTTTGGTTGGAAAAATTGGGGGTTTAACAATCCAAATAATAATGCAACTGTTCAAATTATAAAAGATAGTGTTTTAGGAAATTGTGTTAAAGTAACTACACAAACCTCCGGTCAAGGTGTTTATTCAATCTTAAAAAGAAAACCTAAGACTACATATTCTTGGAGTTTTATGATAAAAAGTGATAAAACTTGCAAAATAACTGTTGCACATGAATATGGAGAAGGAACAAAGGAAATTTCTTTAACAACTGAGTGGACTAAAATTACTGGAACAGGAATTTGGAATGGTAATGGTGGTGCACTATGCTTTTATTCTAATGTAGACAATCCCCAAATAACTTATTACTTAACTAATTTAATTTATGTTGAAGGAGATAAGGTTGGCGATTGGACACCAGCTCCTGAAGATTTAAAAGCTTATTCTGATGATGTAGCAAAAGCTAAAGCAGATCTAGCACAAGCTAATGCGATAGCGAATGCAGATGGAAAAATTACAACTGAGGAGCAAAAGAGAATACAACAAGCACAAGAGAACCTTAATATAGCAATTTCTAAAGCAGATAAGGCAAAACAAGATGCAATAGATGAAGCTAATAGAGTAGCAGAGTTAAAGAAACAAGAAGCTATAAATAGTGCTAATAGCCACGCTGATAGTAAAGCAAATGAAGCTCTTAATAATGCTAAAGCTTTTGTTAATGCAGAAATAACAACCGTAAACTCTCATTTGAATAAAGCAACAGCAGAAATAAATGTCTTGAAAAAACAAATAGAATTAAAAGTTGGTCAAAGTGATGTTGATAAGAGTATTGAAGATGTTAAATTTGGTGGAAGAAATTTATGGTTAAATACAGCTTTTTTAAATGGAACTAATCATTTTGGATTTTATGGATGTGAAAATATAAATGTAATAAACATTGAAAATGAAGATTATAAAGCTGTTGAATTTGTTTCAAATAACTTAAATGGTGGAATTTATCAAAGAAATGGTGGAAATAATCAAAAAATTATACCTTTTGAAAAAGGAGAAAACCTTATAATAAGTGGTTATTTTAAATGTTCTTCTACAGCTAAACTTAGGATAAGTTTAGAAGGAAGTTCTTATGGTAAAAGTTTTACACCTAAAGCATCTAATGAATGGACTTATTTTGAATTGAAAGCTGTTGGTGATGGAATTGTTCATACTTTCACTTTATATGGTTCTAACAATAATAAATATACTATTAGGCAAATAAAAGTTGAAAAAGGAACAAAAGCTACAGACTGGACAAAAGCTCCGGAAGACACAGATCAATTAATAGTAGATAATATTAAAACAGTAACAGATAAAATAACTACAGTAGAAAGTAAATTTACACAAGAAAATAACAGTATAAAGGCTAGTGTGCAAGATTTAAACTCTACTACACAAAGCATTACAACTAATGTAAGTAATATAAATAGAGATTTAACAAGTAAAATAAATTCTAATTTAGATGCAGCTAAAAACTTTGCTACAGATATAGCTACTAATAAAGCTAATACAGCTAAACAGGAAGCTATAAATAATGCTAAAGCTTATACTAACGCAGAGATAACTACAGTTAATTCTAAAGTGCATAATGTAGAAAGTAATCTTAACATTTTATCAGATAGAATTAATACTAAAGTATCTCAATCAGATATAGATAAGGCTGTAACAACTATAAGAACAGAAAGAATAATATATGCTAGAGGTACAGGGAATGATTATCCAGCTAATTCTATAGTTAAAGTTAATGGTAAAACAATATCAGATGGACAAGGCAGAGGGTTAAGAATAAATGCTTTAAATAAAGCTACATTAGAAAGAGTTTTCTTACAAGACTATGATACATTTGGCTCTGAAGATGCTAAAGTATCATTTGTAAATAAAATAAATGAACTTAATAATGGTGATTTTATTATAATAATAACTTCACAAGATGCATCTTATCCATTACATCAACCTATAAAAGAAGCTTTAGAAAAAATAGGAGCAACACTTTTCGATAATAAACAAGGAACTTATAGAGAAGCTTATGCACTTATAGGTAAGTCAAAATTAGGTAGAGGTAATGGAGTAGAAATGTTTATTCCTAGAACAGCTAATGATAAAAGATTTGCTGAGGTTTCTGTAAAGGTTGGGGAAGATGGAACCTTTATAGGTGTAAATTCTAATAATATGGGATTAGAAGCAACTTTAATTAAAAGTAATATATCTGATGTATCTTCTTCAGTAACTCAACTTAGAGATAGTGTAACAACAGATATTAGAGCTATTAATTCTAAAACACAATCTATAGAAACTACATTGAATGGGAAAGCATCTAAACAAGAAGTTACAGAAGTTAATAATAGAGTTGCAACTATAAAAGCCAGTTTAGATGGAATTACACAGAGAGTAAGTGCTACAGAAAGTAAAACACAAACTTTAGAAATTAACATTAATGGTAAGGCTAGTAAGGAAGAAATAGTCAGTATTAACAGTAAAGTAGCAAGTATAGAAACAAGTTTAAGTGGTATAACTAATCGAGTTTCTTCTACTGAAAGTAAGACAAGTTCTTTAGAAGTTAGTATTAATAGTACAAATTCAGAACTTAACATTTTAAAAAATAGTATAAGTACTAAATTAGAAAAAATAGATAGTCATATTAAGTATGGTAGTACAAATTTATTAATTAATACAGAATTCTTAAATAACTTTTACAACTGGAATAAGAATCAATATGTTGGACTTGATAAGTACCAGGAGAAAGATTATGTAGGAGTTATGATCCAAAATAATAGAATTGGTACAGAAGGAACCCTTTGGCAAAGAGCTACATTGAAAACAGAAGTAACATATACATTAAGTTTTGAAGAATATACAGATGATATAAGTCGTTGGTGGGTAGGAATTTACTATAAACTAAATGGAGCAACTAAATATATAACTTTATTTGATTCTTCAGTAAATAAACATAGCTGGCAAAAAAGAGTATTTCAATTTAAACTACCTTCAGGAGCTACAGAAACAGATGTAAGTTTTTATAATTATGGTGGTTCAGTAGGAAGAGTTTGGGTTTGTAATCTACAATTAGAAGAAGGGGAATTTGCAACACCTTATAAATCTAATCCTTTAGATTTTTCTAAATTTAGCTCAGCAATAACTCAAACAGTAGAAGGAATAAATACAGAAGTTTCTAAAAAGGTTAATGGAAGAGATATAATATCAACTATTAATCAAAGTGCCGAATCTGTGAAAATCAATGCTAGTAGAATAAATTTACAAGGTTATGTTACAGTTGGAGATTTAGGAAGTACTAATGTTACTACTATAAATAATGCACACATAACTTCAGGAACAATAGAAGGTAGAACTATGATAGCTCTTAATGGAACTGGTAAGCAAAATGGTGGTCTTACAGTAAACAATGGAGAATCATACTTAGAATATTTTAGGTGTAGAGAAGCGTGGATGATGTCGCCATATGCTAATGGGTGGAGAGTTCCTTTAGTACACTCAAAGTATGGGATTAAAGACAATGAATCTTCTTCTGATATGATAGATGAAATTGCATTTTATAGAGGAACTGATGGAAGAAATTATCTACAAATAACAAATACAAAAACAGGTCGTGTAGAGTATATAGAATTGTATCGAAGTGCTTTTGATACAGTAACTATACTTAATAGACTAGATAGAATAGATGCGAAATTAGCAGGGTTATAGAGGATAGAAAGGACAAAAGAATGGAAAATATATTTAATTATTTAAAGATAGGTATTGTAGCAATAGGAACTTTATTTACATGGCTATTAGGAGCATGGGACACCCCTTTAGTTATACTTATAGTCTTAATGGCTTTAGATTATATTACTGGCATTACTAAAGGCTATGTTAATAAAGATTTAAGCAGCAATATAGGACTTAAAGGAATAGCAAGAAAGGGAGTTATTTTCACTATTCTTATAGTAGCTGTAATGTTAGACAGACTTTTAAATACAGGAAATTGGATATTTAGAACTTTGGTATGCTATTTTTACATAGCCAATGAAGGCATAAGCATTATAGAAAATGCAAGTGAATTAGGTGTACCAGTACCAAGTAAATTAAAAAATGCATTAATACAACTTAAAGAAGATAAAGAGGATCATAAGAAATTATGATTCTTTTTTTATAAATAAAATTAAGAAAGAAGGAATTAAAATGTTAAAAACAATTTTAAAATTAGTAATTAAAGTATTAGAAAGTAAATTACAAAAAAGTGGGTTAGAAGAAAAGATAATAAAAAATAAACAGTATATAGATGTAGCAAAGCAAGTGTGGAATGTAGTTGAAGAAAACTTTCGTATCACAGAATCAGTAGAAAAGAAATTAAGTTCTAAAGCTTATGAATTTGACAAAATGATGATGGATAAGTTTCCAGAGTTATCACCAACAGATGTAAAAGAATTAAGACAAAGTATTGCTGGAGAAGTTAATAAAGGGAAAGAGGCTGTTTTAGAAAATTCAGAGATATTAAAGAAGTTACAAGAAGAAAACCAAGAGCTTAAGTCTAAGAATATTGATTTAGAAAGTAAACTAGCTGCAATATCAAACTATGTGCTAGTGGAAAACAAATAGTTTATTAAGGTAATAGATAGGACTAGAGATAGTCTTTTTTTATTGGCTTTAATTATAGAAATTTAAAAGAAAGAAGGAATTAATAATGCAAAGTAGAAACAATAATAATTTAAAAGGAATTGATGTATCAAACTGGAAAGGAAATATAAATTTTAAAAGTGTAAAAAATGATGGTGTAGAAGTAGTTTATATTAAAGCTACAGAAGGTAATTACTTTAAGGATAAATATGCTAAACAAAATTATGAGGGAGCGAAAGAGCAAGGATTAAGTGTAGGATTTTATCATTTCTTTAGAGCTAATAAAGGAGCCAAGGATCAAGCAAATTTTTTCGTGAATTATTTAAATGAAATAGGAGCAATTAATTATGATTGTAAATTAGCTTTAGATATAGAAACTACTGAAGGTGTAGGAGCAAGAGATTTAACTTCTATGTGTATAGAATTCTTAGAAGAGGTAAAAAGACTTACTGGAAAAGAAGTTGTTGTATATACATATACAAGCTTTGCAAATAACAATTTAGATAGTAGACTAGGTAATTATCCAGTTTGGATTGCACATTATGGAGTATCTACTCCTGGAGCTAATAACATATGGGATTCATGGGTTGGATTCCAATATTCAGAGAATGGAAGTGTAGCTGGTGTAAGTGGTGGATGTGATATGAATGAGTTCACTAATGGAATATTCATTGATTCAAATAATTTTACTTTAGACAATGCTACTACTAAAAATGTAAGTATTAAATTAAATATAAGAGCTAAAGGAACTACTAATTCTAAAGTAATTGGCTCAATATCAGCTGACGAAACATTTAAAATAAAATGGGTTGATGAAGATTATCTTGGTTGGTATTACGTTGAGTATAATGGAATAGTTGGCTATGTAAATGCCGATTATGTAGAAAAACTACAAATGGCTACTACTCATAATGTAAGTACTTTTTTAAATGTAAGAGAAGAAGGATCATTGAATTCTAGAATAGTAGATAAGATAAATGCAGGTGATATTTTTAGAATTGATTGGGTGGATTCCGATTTTATAGGTTGGTATAGAGTAACAACTAAAAATGGAAAAGTTGGATTTGTTAATTCTGAATTTGTTAAGAAGATCTAATTAAGAAGTGATAGATAATTAATATTATCTATCACTTTTTTCATTTTTGAAGCTATTTATACAAATAAAGTTAATCTATATTTTAATTATTGTCATGCTATAAAACTTTATACTGATAAGGATATAAACTTTTTATATTAATAAAAATATTATATAATGTTAAACGGAAAATGATAAATTAGGAGGTAGTTATGAAGATAGGTCCTAGAAAACCAAGCTTAAAAAAAAGTGTAAAATCAAGAACAACTGGAAAAGTAAAAAGACAAGTAAAAAAATCTATAAATCCTACATATGGTAAAAAGGGCATGGGATGGGTTAATGATCCTAAAAAGGCAGCTTACAATAAAGTATATAATAAGACAAGCTTTGATGCTATGGATGGATTAAAAAATGATAGTTCTAATACAGATGATGATGTTGTAACTTGTCTAAGTTGTGGATGTATAGCTTTTATTATAATTATATTATTTATAATTATATTTTTAATATTATAAAGTGAATATGGGATTGAATATTATGATGGTAATATAAGTGATTATGATTTAACATTTAAATTAGTATAAAAAGACTAGGTTTAACTAGTCCTTTTTGCATTAGAGTTATATATTTTAAGTGTTTATTGTATAATTATAAATGATTTAATTTTAAGAGGTGAAAATTATGGCAAAAGATAAGAAGCTTAAGACAAATGCTATGAGAATATTAGATTCTAAAAAGGTTTCATATGAAATGTTAAGTTATGAAAGTGAAGATGGAAAGATAGATGGGATTTCAGTAGCTCATAAAATTGGAGTAGATGAGAAAAATGTATTTAAAACATTAGTAGCTCAAGGAACAAGCAAAGAGTTATATGTTTTTGTTATACCAGTTGCAGAAGAATTAGATTTAAAAAATGCTGCTAAGATAGCTGGAGAAAAGAAGGTTGAAATGATAGCAGTTAAGGATATATTAAAATACACCGGCTACATTCGTGGTGGATGTTCCCCTATCGGTTTAAAACGTGATTACAGAACATTTATACATGAGAGTGCTAAAGAGTTAGATTTTATGATAGTAAGTGCAGGAAAGATAGGACATCAAATAAAATTAAATCCTAATGATTTAGTAGAAGTAGTATCTGGTAAATTTGAAAATCTAATAAAATAG